GGAGCCGCCGTCCTGCCGTTGGAGTCTTGAATCAAAATGCCGCGAGAGTATCCGCGCTCATCGTTGACAGGTACGGCCGTGAGACTGCGAGAGCTCACAACCGAGGCATGCGACAACTCGCGCACCTGTTCGAGCATGGCACGCATGGCCGGTAATGACGTGAAACGCTCTTCTGGTGGGCGTGTTGCCCACTGCCGCGAAGCATCCATAAGTGTTGCCATTGAGACTTTCTCCTGTATATGCCACCAACGATTGGTGGACTTTCTAAAATACGCTCATCCTTTGGCCTGTCAACTACCCGCCCAAAATCTTATGGATGAGCCAGTAGCCGAACAGCTTAAAAACGGTTTTGAAAAACTGCTTTTCTGCATCCCTCGGTTTTGGTGGAAGTGTGCCAGGCTTCAGAGTGGACTCGCGTCCCTCCCACCTTGGCATGGTTCCTCCTCGTACTGTTCAACCAATCGACGCGCGCGGCTAACCGCCACACGACGAATGCGAATGATATCGGCCAATGGCCGCTCGTTGCTGTCGCTGTAGTCAGGCATGGCGAGTAACTCCTTGATGGCACCAAGTAGATCGGCCGTCCGCTTATCGTGTTTCAGTAGCGTCATGATTGCTCGTCCTCCGATTCCTCGAATGCTGCAATCACCTCATGCACCATCAACAAAGATATCCCGAGCGACTCGGCGATCTCCTGCTCTTTCATACCGTCCTCGTAGTACATGTCGATGATCTGTAAATCCGTCCAGTTCACGGCAGCACCTCCTCGATATCGTTGATGAAGTCCTCCATGTGAACAAGGCCGAACTCGACGAAGGCCTCTTCATTTTCGTTCCACGTGGTTATGGCGATTTCATTGGCCTGCTCTGCCGAGTCGGCCTCGACTTCAAGCTGATACACCGTATGCTCGATTCGAACGAGCGAAACCTTAAACTTCTTCATTCTGCACCTTTCTGCTTTCTAACTAGGAAAAGCCCTAGCGTCGGCGAACCTAACGCGCCTCGATCAACTTGTCAACTGTTCATCAACTCCAGTTCGAGCATCCCCCACGGCATGCTGCCGTAGTGCCATGACGCAAGCGGGGTCGTATCCACTCCCGCACGTGCGAGCTCGAGCACCTGATCGCCACGGTACAGCAGCAGTTGACCATCCTTGCTCGCTGTCTTTTTGTACGGCACAAACAAAACCAGAATGAACGTCGTGCATCCGATCTCGGCATGGCGCGCATGAAAGGCGACCTGATGAGGAGACAAACGAACGCGCCGCCCATATGTCACGACCTTCAGCTCGAGAGGGGCAAAAGTACCCGAGCGGGGCAGGGCAACCAGACAGTCCGGGAAGCCCTGATTAACCCGTGACTCAATCCGGGTAAAAAGGCAGCTTGGGAGGTTTTCTTTCAACCTCTGGTACAGCTTCGTCTCTGGCTTCGCTGGCATCCTTCGGTTCCTCTTCCAGACTCTCGGCTACCTGTTCCGGTGTGACGTCGATCACAGGGCTGCCGTTGCCGTACAGCTTCTTGATCTCCTGCAACTTCCGCATGACCTCCTCCTTGCTCATGGAGTCGATCGTGCCGTGCCTGATCTCCTTGCGATCGATGTAGATCGTGCCCAGGGCTTGGCCTCGACGGTATTCAGCCTGGACAGCCGCGCCGTAGGCTCCTGCCGCCAATGCCTGGTCACGGATCACCTGTAGGTCGCGCATGTGGCGCTCGTAGGTCGTGCCGTACTTCTCGGCCATCTCCGCGCGCATCTTCTGGATCGCTGCGACGATGTGCGGGTTCTTGTCTGGGTCGGTCAGATCCTCGGCGCGCCGCTTGGCGTTCTTCTCCGGCCACCCTGCACGAACCACGGCCTCCCGCAGAGTCACGTGGCCGTCCCCGGCTACGAACTCGTTGACGAACTTCCACTCCTGCGTGGTGAGCTGCTTCTGCTTCTTCGGGACGTTGGGGACAGGGCGGTTGATCTTCTCGATCGTCTTCGGCTGAAGCCCTCTGCTGATCTGCTTGCCGAACTCCCTGTCCGCCTTGCTGGTCAGCTTCACGCGACCCTCCAGACCCGCCAGCCCTCATCCACGCGCCGGCACGAAAACTTCGTCCCGTGACGCTTGGAGAACATCCAGGCGGCGCTACGCGCGTTCTTGGCTGACTCGGCATCGGGTAACAGGAAGCTGTCCCCTACGGCCATGACAGGGAAGGGGTACTTCTCCCGCTGGGCTTCGGCGGGAATCGGGATGCCCGTGTCAACTGTTAACATGCCAACAGTCTACTACTGACAATTCCGAAGCGTCCAGCCGTTTTGGCCACTTTAGTTAGACTTTTTTAGGGTCTAAAGAAAAAATAAATCACGAAAAAAAGGTCGCGCGCGCATCCCAGATAAATTTCACTGAATCAGTCAGTGTAAGTCTCTGTGTAGTTGTAACTCACTGATTTACAATACTTCTTACACCATTACGTCTATTACGCCATTTTTTAAAAATTTTTGAAAAAAAATCATGTAGACCCCTCCAGGGTTCTACTAATGTGCGAAAAATGCCCCTTTTGGCCATGATGCGGTCACTTTTGCCCTAAAACACTTGACCCGTGGTCCGTGTTGCGTGGTTAACCCACCTTTCCCCATTAACCCTGCTTAACCCACCATGGCCCATGGACAACTGAACAAGTGGACTTGTGAACCCACAATGAAAAAAAACCCCGCCCGAAAGGGCGGGGTGGCGGCAAGTGCAGGGTGGGTGTCCCCTCTCTAGGGAGCGCCGCCTAGGCTAGCTACTGAACTTCGGAGCCCATGATCTGCTTAAACCGTCCTTCGAGCATCCGTGCGGCTGCGTGAGCAGGCATGATCTCGCCGAACTCGATCTCCGACACGTCGAGGTCCTGATCCATGGTCCCTGGCACGTGGACCACGGGGCCTACGAGCCCGTAGCGCGTCCCGTTGATGGTGACGACCACCATCTGTACGAGCGGCATGTCATCGGTCGTGACGAAGTTGATGTGTTTCATACAGTTTGGATCTTGCGCTTGGATTCCATCCAGTGCAAGTCGATGAGCAAGCTCTCGACTTGTGCCTTCAGGCCATCCCGTTCGTCCTTGAGCTGCTTGATCTCCTCCGAGAGTGCCTCTACGAGACAGTCCTGGACCTCGATACGGCGACGCAGGGCAAAGATGTACTCCCGCATAGCCAGATCCTCCACTGGCTGTGGCGGGTCCTCTGTGCTGTTTATGGCCGGTCGGAGCATTAACGGACCCTCCCCCGCAGTTGGTCGGCCACGAGCTTGGCGTAGCCGGCGATATCGTCCCAGTTGTCGATCTTGTCGGGGTTGCCGTTGACGATACGCGACATCTTGGTCGCGATCATCTCGAGGGCTTCCCACTGTTCGTCCGAGAACAGGCTTCCCATCTCATCGGCATGGTCGGCCATGGCGCGCTTGAGGGCTTGGGCGAGCCGGGCGTTATCGGCGAACGCGCCGTAGTCCTTGGCCCGTGAGTCGAGGATCGCGTCCACTGTATCGGCCTTCGGTGCGATCGCGTCCATCTCCTTCAGCACCTGGTCCAAGAGCTTCCCGCGTTCGGTGAGGAACTTCACGCCCTCGGCCGTCTTGGTGGGCTTGCCAACCGCCTTGTCCCGCAGCTTGTAGGCGTAGGGGATGGAGATGTTGAAGCGTTCGGCGACGCCACGGACCTTCGCACCGGGGTTATCGAGGAACCACTGGTAAGCCTTGGTCGTGAAGTCAGACTTTTTGAACTTTTTAGTACGAGCTTTCATCGAAAGTTTTCCTTTTGTTGGAGCATGTAGGCCATGCAAGAGGGCGGGATCTGTTGTTCGCCTGAATCAAACGCACAGGCGGCTTCGATAGGATCGGTAGACCCTTCGAGGTAGGTAGTGCGTAGATAGCTTTTATAAACAATCGTGCCTGCGATACTGAACGCCAGGCCGACAAGTAACACAATCAGCGCTATAAACACGTAACTATCAGTCTTATCTGTATCCATCGAGTTCTCCTTTCTATGCTTTCTAACAGTTAAAAGTAGTCTCTTCCGCCTCTCGAACATCTCCAGTTAGGTGGTGGGAGATGTTTATCGAGAGGCCTGCGTTTATACCGCAGGATCAAAGTTATAACAACAGTGGCCAACAAAAACAATAGTAGCGTCAGGCCGTCCATCAAAACCTCCTTCATTTCTTCTTTCTCTTGGCCGTTATACTCTGCTGTTCCTCCCAGTGCAACACCCTATGGCAGTTGGCGCAAAGCGGTATGCACTTCTCTTCCGCCTCGCGGATCGCCTCGGCTATGTTTCTTTGCCTCACCGCCAACTTATTGACCGAACGCTTGCCCTCTTTGATCAGGTGGTGAAAGTCGATGATCGCTGGATGCGTCTTTCGGCAATGGCTACAGCGCTGCTTCGACTTGTAAGCGATCCACTCTGTTCTATTCTTATCCCTAGCCTCCCTGGAGTTATTGATAACCTTTCGTCTGTTTGATTCGTACCACTTCCGTGCATACACCTTTTGTTTGGCCTTGCGTACGGCCTCGTCCTTGAACGGCATCGAACCCCCTACAACCGTTTACGCCAGTACACCGCTCGAGCAAAGGAGTAACGGACTGTCGGTTCGTAGGTTTTGAAACCACAGGCGATGAGGTTATTAGCGCTTGGTACGTTGTCGGTCGTATCGGATACGGCCCACTTGTAACCGTGGCGCTTGGCCCATGCCAGACGAACGCGGATGAGTTTTCGTTGAACCCCTTTGCCTCGAGCGGCGTGGGTGACCCCGCACCGGCCGAGGTAGACACCTTGTGGCGTCTGCTCCGAGGGGCAGAGGCACGCGAACGCCACCGGAGTGCGCCGATGGTAAGCGAGCCACCAAACCCCCTGATCGGGAAAGTACAAGGTGTCGTGCGGCAAGCAAGCCCGTTGCAGCTCGACGAGTTGTTCCTTGACATCCGGATCTGAAGGGTCGACCTGTGTACAGACGACCTTCATAGGCCGTCAGTGTACAAAGATTGCGTGTTATTTCAACGACACGCCGTAGTATCTTGAGACTGTTTCAATAGCGTTCAAATGATTAGATATCTCGGCGATATCACGATCCTTGTCGGGATCGAAGATGGCGATGCCCTTGCCGGCCTTGCGGCTTTTAAGGTCCTTGGTCAGTGAGCCGTGGATACTGCGAAGTTCCACTTGCATGATCTGCTCGACGAGCTCGCACGATAGTTCGAGCTTCAGTTCATTCGTTATCTTGGGCAAGAACTTCTTCGCGGCCTGCTTGCCGAGTGTGCGTTCTAGTACAGCTTTGCGGCTCATTGTAGCTCTCCTTTCTTCCATAAGATGTAGTCGTATTGTTTGATCCCCCGGTGCAGAGCAGAGGCCAGGTGCATAGGGTTCAGGCCCCACTCCTGGGCGAGGGGTTTGTAGTTGATGCGCTTTTTGTTGGCCCTAGCGCTTGCCCTGCGCTCACGCAGTACCTTGTACTGCTCAAACGTGATGCCTGGGTTGTAGCGGGAGGGGCGGGTGTATTCTTTCTTCATAACTGTTTGTCGTGTATGTATCGTTGAACGCCTTCGATGTAGCCACGGTAAAAGGCCATCCGAACTTCCTGCATCTCAAGCTCCGTGGGCCGTCGTCCGTAAGCCTTCTGCCCTCGTGCCCAATCCTGCACGTACACGTCCGCCACAGTGGACGCTTTCTCGTATAGCCAGTTACCGAGTGACGTGGTGGTTTCGTTCATTTGTTTCTCGGAGGTAAGTGCTTCCATCCTTTTGGGGTTTGTACAAAGCCGATCGAGACCATGGCCTCGACGGTGCGGCATTCCCCGCCTAAACGCTTGTGCGTTCGGAAGCTCTCCGGTGTGACAAACACCTGTTTACATTCCGTGCACCGGCGAACCTTGGAGACGACGCTCATTGGTCACGAGTCTCAAGCATGATATCAGCCAGGCGGTAGGCCTTCTGTACGGCCGAGTACACCGACTCAATATCGTCGCGAGTCACGATGCCGGTCAAGGCATGTGCTGCAAAGTAATCCCGTAGCGTGAGGCCCCCCTCGATCTTCGCTTCGCCCTTATCGTCAACTACACGTTCCGGAAAGATATTCATTCGCCTACTAACTCCTCAATGATGTCATCTTCAATCAACATGCGCTGTGACTCGCTCAATACCTTGAGTATGTTCACACGCGCGACCTTGCCGTCAGGCTTTTCGAGCGAGACGTACGCCGACGTTAGCTCGATCATGGGCGGCAGGACGTAATCCGCCACCTGGATCGGCTCCAAGACGTCATACGTTATATCGACGTCGAGGCTTATCTGTGTCTGGTGTTTCATCTTTCTTCCTGTTGGCCTCGATGCGTGCGAGCAGCTCGGCCTCTTTGTAGGTGGTCTCAAACAGCTCGTCGATGTGCTCTCGGATGATCGTAGCCATGCTCTTTTTGTAGAACTTGGCGATCTCTTTGAGCTTCTGGTGCGTCTCGAGCGGCACCATCACGCTGTGGAACTTCGCGCCTTTGCGACGATCGGGCGAGTAGCGGCCCGGATAGCGGTACTTACGCTTTCGCCTATAACGAAACACATACTCCTTCAACTCACGGAGTTTCTGTTTGCCCTCTTCGTCCTCGCGAGCAGCGAGCCGCGCCATACCGAGGCGCGGAAACTTTCTGTTGAAGTCGTCGTAGTACATCTTTGTCCACTGACGACCTTTTGCCAAAGGCTTCTTCATCCCGTTCTCCTTTCTTGGGCCAAATGTAGCGCAGCAGCTATGCCAGTGCAACTACCCTTTGGCCTCGCCCCACGACGGGCCGATCTCGGTATCCACTTTTGAGGGGACTTCGAGCTGCACGGCGTTGCGCATGATCTCGGCAGCGGCCAAGGCTTCTTCCTTGTTGTTCACGCTCACGGCCACTTCGTCGTGTACCTGAAGCAGCAAGCGGAAGCCGGCTTTGTTGAGCGCGACCATCGCGGCTTTGGTCTGATCGGCAGCGGAGCCTTGGATCAAACGATTGAGACCTTTGTACGTCATCGCACGCTTGATCCGTGGTCCGTATTCCACGATCGCTTGCTCGCGAGGCAGCGCCTTGTTGATGCCGTACTCAACGGGTTCCCAAAGCGGGAAGCGGCATTTACGGCCGAGCAGCGTACGGATCGAGCCACCCGAGGCGGGATGGTCGATGCGCTTCATGACGGAGTTCACCGTGCCTTTGAGGAAGGGAACTTTGAGGTGGAACGTGCTGATGAGCTCTGCCGCTTCATCGAGCGGGAGGTCTAGGGAGTTGGCGAGCTTCTGCTTGCCCATCCCATACATCAATCCGAGGCCGATGGTCTTGGCGGCTTTGCGTTTGATCCCCGCCATATCTGCCACCATTTGGTGGAAGTCGGTGTTGGGGTCGTTTCGATATGCCTCTGCCATGCGCTCTGCGCCTGGGAGATCGAGTAGGGTTGCGTAATGGACGAGAAGCCGAGGCTCCTGTGAGCTGAAGTCATTCGCTGCCCAGAGCTGTCCTTCTTCAGGCAGGAAAAGCGAACGTACCAGGGGGCCGATGATTTCATGGCGAGCAGGCACCTGTTGCAGGTTGGGGTTGTTCATCGAGAGGCGGCCCGTGACTGTACCACCGTCTTCTGACCGCATCTGATTCACGTGCGGGTGGATGCGTCCGTCGGCCGCGCTATGGCGTAGGTAGGGCTCGAGGAAGGTGCCGTGAGTCTTGTTGAACTCACGCGCTTCGATGATGAGCTTGGCGATCTCGTGCGGGTGGCCATCGAGGAAGGTCTTCGTGAAGCTCGGTAAGCCGGTCGTGGTCTTCGGGTAGGGGATCCCGAGTTTGTCGAAGGCCTTGGCGATGCTGGCGGCTGCCCATATGTCAATTTTTTCGCCAGAAATTAACTTGATCTGCTTGATATGTTCGTTTTCTTTACGTTTGAAATCGTCGATCAGCATCTCGCACTTGCTGCGATCGAAGCGGATGCCTTGGAACGTCAGGTCAATCAGCACTGGCAATAGCTCTGTCTCGAGCGTGAAGATGGATTCCACTTCGTCCTTGCGAATCAGCGCCTTCAGGTGATGCCAAAGCTTGAGTGTGAGCGCTGCGTCCTGCTCGGCGTAGTCGCCGACGTACATAGCTGGGAGCTTCCAGAGCTCCTTCTTGGCGTGCACACCGAAGTCGGAGGCCGCGTCCTTGAGGCCCTGCTCGGACTTCACTTCTTTGAGATAGTCGAAGCCGAGACTATTGAGCGCGTAGCTGAAGCGGTTCTCGTCGATCAGAGGGGCCGCGAGCATAGTGTCGTAGATAGTCCCGTTGACCGTGAACCCTGATGCTCGAAGCCAGCCCAAGTCATAGGCAGCGTTGTGCATGATCTTGTCGCACGGCAACTCGAGAACCTTCTTCATCCAACGGTTCACGATGCGCTCATCTAGGTTGCCCCCGCCCTGGTGGGCGATCGGGTAGTAGCCCTTCCACCCGTCTACGGCGACGGCGTAGCCGACGATGAACCCGTCCTTCCGGGGCCATCCTGGCCCCATCGACTCCATGTTGGGGTCACATGTTTCGAGGTCGATCGCAATCTCCGTTGCGCTGGAAAGGTCTGGGAAAGACGAAGGGGGTACCCATTCAGATGGGCGGTCAAACATGGGAACAGTTCTCATAAACGAAAGCCTTTGTACGAATTCTTAGGTAATACGAAATGCAGCGACTGCTTGGCGCGGGTGATCCCGACGTAGAGCAATCGGTTGATGTCATCGGAGTTCTTGTCGTACTCCTGCGCGAACTTGGTCGAGAGGTCGCCGATCAGCAGGACGTTATCCGCCTCGCCGCCCTTCGCACCGTGGATGGTGGAGAGCTTGATCGGAACCTTGCCCGTGATCCGTGTTCCTCGACGCAGCAGCGCGATCAGGTAGTTGCGCTTGTCCTCGCCGATCTTGGTCAGCGCTTCGTGCCAAATCGCATCGGTCAGTAGGCCGTGGTCCTTGGTCAGTGATTCGTGTGTGTACATCCGATCCACATCAGCCGTCTTCAAGCCCTTGTGTCCGTGCTTGACGAACTCGGTGCCAAGATACTTGTAGATCAGCTTCACGACAGGGAACGGCACGTCACCGCCCTTGCGTAGGCGCTCCCATCCCATGACGGCGGTCAGCATTGACTCTGGGACGCTCCGTTGTCCGTGGCGCTCGAAGAGTAAGCCTTGCGACTTCAGCCACTCGTGCATCTCGGTGAGCATGTAGTTCGTAGCGGCAAGCACGAGCCACTCGCCCTGTGTGATGTCGACGTGGTGGAAGTCGTTGTAATAGGTGATCGCACCGCCTTCGGTGCGCGGCTTCCAGATCTTCGGCTGTCGCTTACGGATGCGGTTGACCACCTGGTCAGCAAGCGCGTGGATCTTTGACGGTACGCGATAAGACTGGTCGAGGACTTTGATATCGCCCTCAAGCGTCAGGAACGAGTCGACGTCCGCACCGGCCCAGGTGTACACCGCCTGGTCGTCATCGCCTGCGATGAACGTACGTTCCGCACGGGCAATGAGTTCCTTGACTATCCGCCACTGTAATTTTGATAAATCCTGAGCCTCGTCAATGATTAATGTTTTTAATGACGGAAATCTATCTGGCTCGTCTAAGACTCTCTCCAACAAGTCGGTGAAGTCGAGCAAGCCACGCGAGGCCTTGAAGTGCCGGTATGCGCGATCAACGTACTCGAAGTGATGCCACTCGATGGTCATCTGACTTTCGTTGTAGTGCTGCCGCAAGTCCTTGCCCTTGATGCGTGCGATGTTGACCTCGTTCAGAATCGGATGGTCGGCCTTGATGGCAAACTCCTCCTCGCCCTTCTCGACGCCAAGTTCGATGCCGGCCTCCTTGGCAAACTCTGCGTAGTGCTCTGGCCCCATCATGTCCTTCGACGTCACGCCGAGGCAGTGATAGGCGAGCGAGTGCAGCGTACGAAACCACGGGAAGTCCCGATCCGGATTCAGTGCCGGGAACTTCTGTATGGCACGATCGCGTGCTTCGGTCGCGGCCTTGCGCGTGAACGCGAAGTAGCCGATCTGCATCGGATGCACGTCGGCCTCAAGCTCACGCTCGACGACAGAGAGCAAATAGGTTGTCTTGCCGGCCCCTGGAGGGCCGAACACCTTCTCGACACTCATTCGTCTTTCTCATCGGCCATATCAGTGATGGATTTCATCGTGCATGGCCAGACGATAACCGGCGTGTTCTCGCCGACGTACACGCCTTCGATTCGATAACTGATGTACTCGATCGCCTCTTCTTCGGACATGCCTGATTGGTGCATGAGGATCGTGACGATCACATCCCCGTCGTAGATCAGTGTGTCCACGCGCTTTGCGTTGCCGTCAGCCACGCGCTGCCACACAGTCGAGATGCCAATCAAGGCCGAGTCAAACCCGTCAATCTTCAACATTAGAACGGACTCCCATTTTTCTTTTGTTCCGGTGTCTCGAACGGCGAATCCTGCCGCTCGAATCTGGGGATGCGCC